AAGAGTGACTACCCTGGAAAGGTTGCTTCGCTCAGGACCGATGTCGAGCGTGTACGTACAGAACGCGTCGTATACAGCAGACTTGATGAAGTCATCAAAGTCAAGCTTGTGTTTCATGTGTTCCTCCAAATAATGAGAGAGCCACCCAATCGGATGGCCCTCTCTAAGTGTACATTAAGTTGTCAGTATCCGCACTTGTGGGCGGTTACCCAGTGGTGAGCACCACGGCCATGGTCCCAGAGCTTATAGAATGCTGCATCCTGTACAGATGGTGGGGCATCCTTAGCTCGGTCATGACGACCGGTAATTGCTCGCCAAGTAGAGTTGATGAACTGGTAGGCACCAGAAGCCGTGGATGTTGGGTTCTGTGCACGGTAGTTTCCACCGGACTCATACTTACGAATACAAGCGGCGATTCCACCCGGAGCATTGTGGCTCCTGCTAGAAACGTACTTGGTCTTCTTGGTAGTCGTCTTCTTTCGGATAACCGGCTTCTTCTTTGGCTTTACAACCTTGACTACTTTAGTAGGCTTCGGCTTAGGCTTGACAACCGGCTTCGTCGGAACGACTGGCTTCACTGGACGGGTTGCTGAACGGTTAGGGTCGTGTTCCCTAGCAGCACGGTCGGCAAATTCGGACGAAAAAGCCGGGGCTGAAACTGTATCAGTAACAGGTGCAATAGACTTTGTTTCTTGAGTGTCTACCACAGAGTTAGCAGCAAGTCCGATACCAGCGACAAGGCCAACTCCAGCGAGCGTTGCGAGAATCTTCTTCATTTCGCACCTCCTTGAGTGAACATGAATCCACCTTATAACGGAAGTGTAACGGTGTCAAACTACTGTACAGTAAGACTAGCTAGAGTCTCTTTAATCCCATATACAGTGGTCTCGCAAGACTTGAGACACAAGTCAGAAGATGCTACACTAGATACATCACTTCGGGCAAGTCAGCCTCCAAATCAAACGTGTGATACACTGGAGATACGAGTCTGGCAGGCTTCGAAGAGAGACAATTGAATCTTACTACATGTAGTTGTAGCGAGACCCCTCACACATCGAAGCCTGCCAGCCCAAAAAGTGTGAGGGGTCTCTTTTATTCCCCCACACGGCTGAGCAGGGCTGGCAGCATATCCAGTCGTGGAGGATAACCGGGGACCATAATAGGAGCCACTTCCCCTAAGTGCCATATGGCATTAGCGACCTCTAGGCGTCACAAAGGCTCCCCTATGCCTACAAGGAGATAAATTGAGAATTTCGTATTACACAGTAGACGGAAACCTAGATACAACAAACGGATATGGAAATGCTGGGTTTCAGTTCATTAGAGCGCTTCAGCGCTCTGGGCACGAAGTGCCCTTCAATGACTCTAAGTCACCAATTCAGATTAGCTTCTGTCAGCCTAACCACTACACCTTCCATGAAGGTCAGTACAAGATTGGCTACACTCCTTGGGAAAGTACTGAGCTTCCTGATGGATGGGTCAATAGGATGAACAAGTGTGATGAAATCTGGGCTACTTCTGAATGGGTGGCAAATGTCTTTCGTAAAGCCGGTGTCGATAGGCCAATCAGGGTTGTTCATCATGGCCTTGACCCTATGTGGACTCCTGTCAAGAGAGAGGTTGCAGATAAGCTACACTTCTTCCATCATGGAGAACCGGCTCTTCGCAAGGGTGGTCAAATGACATTGGACGCATTCATCCAAACCTTCGGGAACAGAAGTGATGTTCACCTGACTATCAAGGCTAACTCCCAACACTTCCTTAGACAGTGGAATGATGGAGTCTTCTCCTTGCCTGAATATGACAATGTAACCATCATCACCACCTTGTATCACCCAAGCGAGCTAGTAGACCTGTATCATAGAATGCACTGCATGGTCTATCCATCTTACGGAGAAGGTTTCGGTCTAATTCCCTTGCAGGCAATGGGGACTGGAATGCCAGTCATCTCGACAACCGATTGGGCTCCGTACGGAAGCTACATCGAACGAGCAGGCCTGGAGATTCCGGCAAGGCAAGACCGCAGTCTGTGGTCAGTCCATCCCGGCAATGTCTATTATCCAGACTTCGAGATTCTGAAGAAGAGAATGGCCGATGTATACGAGAATGCCGGGTCTTACTTTGGCTTCTTCGAGTACAACGTACCCAACCTTCAGATGGAGTTCAACTGGAATGTCATCGCCAAAAAAGTTGTAAATCAACTTGAGAAAATTGCCTAAAAGTCGCAACCCATAATTGGCCGAGTCGTACAATTATAAGTACTGAAATCACATTAAGGCCCTCCTGACCGGGGGTCTAGGAGGAGTCTACTATTTTGGAAAGTTTCATCGGTGAAGACGGCAGAATCACCGACCCATACCGCAACTTTATCCACCAATCACGGTATGCGCGCTGGCTCGATGACGAGAACCGCCGCGAGACGTGGGTAGAGACAGTTGACCGATACGTCAACTTCATGGTTGACCACCTAAAGTCAAATGTAGGACACGAACCAAGCGTAGATGATGTAAACCTAGTTAGAGACTTCATTCTCAACCAGTATTCGCTACCAAGCATGCGCGCATTGATGACCGCAGGACCAGCATTGGCACGTAACAACGTCGCCGGATACAACTGCTCATACATCGTTATGAACGACCCAGTTGCATTTGACGAGGTATTGTTCATTCTCATGAATGGAACCGGCGTTGGATTCAGCGCCGAGAAGCGTTACACAGACCAACTTCCAACCGTTCCATTGCTTCACCCAAGTAATCAGCTAATCACGGTTGAGGACTCAAAGGAAGGATGGGCGCGGGCTTATCGAGAGCTTGTAACCGCTCTCTACGAAGGCCGGGTTCCAGATTGGGATGTAAGTCAAGTTCGCCCAGCAGGCGCACGTCTAATGACCTTTGGAGGAAGAGCCAGTGGTCCAGAGCCTCTGGTTGACCTATTTGAGTACACAATCAAGAAGTTCCAAGGAGCGCTTGGACGAAAGCTCACATCATTGGAGGTTCACGACATTGTTTGCAAGATTGCGTCTGTGGTTGTTGTCGGTGGTGTCCGCAGGTCAGCGCTAATCAGCCTTGGAGACTTGGATGACCAGGATATGGCCGTCGCAAAGTCAGGGGCTTGGTGGGAGAATGATGGTCAGCGTGCATTGGCTAATAACTCAGCCGTGTATGAAGGCCGACCAGCCCGTGATGTGTTCGACCGCGAATGGCAGTCATTGATTGATTCTGGTTCAGGAGAGCGCGGGATTTTCAACCGCGAGGCAAGTAAGATTCAGGCAAAGAAGAATGGCCGTCGTGCAATTGGATATGAGTTCGGAACGAACCCATGCTCCGAGATTATCCTTCGACCAAACCAGTTCTGCAACCTTACAACCGTCGTCGTTCGTGGAGAAGACAACGTTGACGACCTAAAGCGCAAGGTTGAAGCTGCAACTATCTTGGGAACCTGGCAGTCTACCTTGACTAACTTCCAGTATCTCCGAGATGAATGGCGAAAGAACACCGAGGAAGAGCGTCTATTGGGTGTTTCCATGACCGGACCATTCGGTAACAAGTGGCTCAACTTCGGGGTTAGCAAGGATGCAACTGAGATTGCTCTAACGCTACTCAAGAAGGTCGCTATCAAGACCAACGCTAGAGTAGCTGACGAAATGGGCATTAACCGTGCCGCCGCAATTACGTGCGTCAAGCCAGAGGGAACGACAAGTCAGCTTACCTTGACTAGCTCAGGACTTCACGCATGGCACAACCCTTACTACATCCGCACTGTTCGTGCAGATAAGAAAGACCCATTGACTCAGTTCATGATGGACGCGGGTTACTACTGGGAGGATGACGTAATGAATCCAGAGCAGACAGCCGTCTTCTCATTCCCAATTGCCGCTCCAGAAGGTGCAATTACGCGCAATGACATCAAGGCCATTGAGCATTTGGATATGTGGCTCAGCTACCAGCGCTACTGGTGTGAGCACAAGCCATCCGTCACGATTTACGTCAAGCCGGATGAGTGGGAAGAGGTTGGTAATTGGGTTTACGAAAACTTCGATGAAGTTTCTGGGGTAAGTTTCTTGCCACATAGTGAACACACTTACCAGCAGGCACCTTACCAGGACATTACCGCCGAGGAATTCGCGGAATGGACATACAAGGTTCCACATTCTGTAGATTGGTCATTGCTTTCTGTATATGAAACCAGTGATTCCACCACTGGAACGCAGGAATTGGCCTGTGCAGCGGGAGCTTGTGAAGTAGTAGATGTTGTAAAGGCATAAACAATTGCCCCGGCTTATCGAGCCGGGGCTTTTGCCTTTATAATCTCAAAGGCGTATACTGTAAATACAATGGAAGGAGGAAATTCTATGTCAGAAAATGCAAATGAAGAGCAGTTCGAACAACTGCCACCAGATGTCGATGACGACGCACTGGACGATTCCGTTTCAGCATTGCTTGGAAAGGACATTCCTGAAGTAGAACTTCCTGACTACGACCCAGATGCAGCAGAATTTGAGGATGATGCAGATGCCGACAACTAAGTTTACAGATTTGGCAACATACCTTCGCTCATGGGGACTCAAGGTACAGGAAGTTGATGGATGGCAGACACGTTCATCCAACTGGTCAAAGAGCTTTAGCCCAAAGGGAGTCGTTTGCCACCACACGGCAGGACCAACAGCTAACGGAAACTACCCAAGCTACAACACCGTTTTGAACGGTCGCACGGGTATTCCTGGACCGCTTTCACAGTTCGGCCTTGGCCGCGATGGAACGGTAATTATCTTCTGTGGGCACCGTGCAAACCACGCTGGTGTTGGTGGACCTCTAAACGGTATTCCAGAGGATTCAGCAAACGCCTACATGTGGGGTATTGAGGCTGAGAACTCCGGTACCCAGGCTTGGCCCGCAGTTCAGCTACAGGCTTACTATCGTCTAGTTGCAGCTTTGGCTACATACTCAAAGGCTCCGTTCAAGGCATCAATGGCTATTGGTCACAAGGAGTGGGCTCCAGGTCGTAAGACTGACCCAAGCTTCAGCATGGCTACATTCCGCACGCAGGTTCAGAATGCTATCAACGCAGGAAAGCCAAATAGCGGCGGCACTGCAATCGTGCCAAAGACAGGACCAAAGGTAGATTGGCTTGGTAACCCTAAGTACGGAATGGGACCATACGAGGATGGTCGATGGACTCGTGGACCAGTTCCACGTCACCCACTTTACCTATCCACAATCTATAAGGCAATTGCCATTGAAACAGGAAAGCGTACAGACTCTCTAGATAATTGGGAGACTTTGCACCGTCAGAAGATGTGCGCATCCCTTGCTCACCTTGTTCGCCTTAAGGGCGCAAAGCCACACCGCAGCATTACGAACCTCACAAAGCAGGTTCAGACGTTGTGGCTCGGCATTCGCTACGGCGACAAGACCTACGGCTACTTCGACCGTCACATGTTTGACCTAGTGACCAGGCGTCAGGGTTGGTCATTCTGGGACGGACCACGTAGTGACAACGGTATTCAGTAAGAATACCCATTAAACGTCGCGAGTCCGAGGGGACAAGCGACCACGGGCGTACGCATTCGTGCCGCTCGCCTTAGGATGATGTAGTTACCGGCTGAGGGCCACTCTTCGGAGTGGCCCAAAGCTGTTTTATGGTAGAATTGAACAAATGACCTATGTTTACAACATCCTACGTGATAACCCAATTGCTGTCTATCCACTAGACAGTGGCGTTACCGACGTATCTGGATTTAACCGTGATGGTGCCACGACTGGCACGCCAACTGCTGACCGCCCACTTACTGCCCGTGGCATTGCCGCACAGTACTTGGACACGGCAGGATTTACATATCCAATCACAGACATCATGGTTCAGAATAAGCAGCTAAAGTCATTTAGCCTTGAGGCGTGGGTAAAGCCACATAATGCAACAGGTCTGGCAAACATCCTAGCTAGAAACACTTCAGGTCTGTTCATTGACGAAGGAATTCTGTTCTTTCAAGTGGCTTCTCCATCTGTAATTACGAGCGTCGAATACGACTGGCTAGATGTTGGTCGAACCGCTCACGTTGTTGGTGTTTACGATGCCAATGACATTTACCTATACGTTAATGGCGAAGTTGTCGCTTCAGCATCAGTTGATGAGTCTATTCTGACCGACTCACTGATGGACACCGCCGCAAACCTAGTCACCAATACCAGCGGCGGCGCAAAGATGACCGTTGACACAGTGGCTATTTACAATTACCCACTGTCATCAAAGACTATTCAGTCTCACTACTCAGTGGGAACTTCTTACCCAGCCGTAGCCGACATCTCAAAGGCTAATGGTGGTCACGTCTACTTCATGAACGCTGACAGTGCGTCCGTGCGCGTAGCGTTGAATATTGACACTGACAGTGAATGGCAAGATGCCGATTACGTAAATGCCGGGTCTATCGATGGGGAGCTAATCAACCTTACCGACCCAACCACTGGAGATTACGCGGCGGCTGTCTGGGAGAAGTCAATCTCATTTGCAGCAGAAACCGGGGTTATCCTTGAGGGCTCATCTCTCACATGGCAAGCATCTCCAGGAGTTGTAGTTTCAACAGCACTCAATGACGATGCCTACGTAGTCCTTGCTAACGGAGGACAGCCATTTGCCGGATTGGACATTACAACTGACCAGACTCTAAAGATTAGGATTGAGCTTCCAACTGGCACAGAGCAGTCAACGGTGAAGTATATGACTTTCAGGGCATATACATCAAAGGCTATTCGCGGAAGTGATGAAGAAGTAGCGATGACCTTGACGAGTCCTGCCAATGTTGATTTGGATGTCTTTGCTTACAACCCGGTCGAATTCAACGACTTCGGTGGAATGAAGCTCACCACAGCAACTGGAATCTCTATTGCGGCAGATGCAAATTTCGGCGGCTACACAGCAGTCGAATTCACAGTCTTCATGGATGCCAATGCAGTCTCCAAGACTCTGTTCGCAGCGGGCACTCATACAATCACAACCAATGCCTCTGGACAATGGGTTCCAACGGGTCTTACCGCTCTCATCGTGGATGGAGTGGTGATTTCTGCTGCAACGACAATTACGCTAAACCGCTGGCATCACGTAATTGCCATTTTCGCAGAGCAAACCTCTTCAATCACCTTCCTAACAGGAGTCGCAAGCAGAATTGGCTATCTTGCTACCTACACATCACAGATGGCAGCACTTACTACAGCCGGTGCTCAGGATATCTACAACAATTGGGTCGGAGCACCTGCATTGCAGCTTGTAGACGCTGCCGTTATCACTGTTTCCGAGTCTGATGCCAAGGCATACACTTATGACTGGGCAATTCAGCCTGCTGGATGACAATAACCCTCGCATAAAGCCGGTTTTTGACACTGAGTTGGACAAATTTGCGCTTATAACTAATTCAGAATACAATGATTACATGAAGATGAAGCTTACCAACAAGCAGATTGTTGACGACCCAAATGTACGACACGGAGTCTGGGTATGGGAAATGCCAGATGGCTCTATGGTCATGGATGAAGACCGCAACTTCCTGCTAACCGTTGGATACAAGGGAGACGTTACCGCCGCCTTCACTTTGGCAAAGGCAGTGCGCTCATTCGGCATTACCGAAGGACGCCCGGTTTTCCTTGAGGGCCACCGTCCAATTGATGATGAGGAGTATGCCCGTCAAAGATTCCGTATGTCTCTAGGCCTAGTGCCAGATGAGCAGGATGTCGGAGTTATCAACGACGAGCTAAAGCATGGTAGCCAGTAAAGTAGCAGGCTCACGACGCCCAAGAGACCTAAAGCCAGCGGAACCCCACGAGATTGAGGTTTCGCTTGGTTCTGTTGTAGAGACACTTGCTCCAGCAGAAGAGACTGACGTATTCGCTAAGTCAGCCTCAGAATTCCGCACGATGGATGGCGTAAATGCCAATACCAAGCGTCAAGCCGCTCGCCTAGAGAAGGCTCAGCGTGGAACCGGTGGAGCAGGTACCAAGCGCATGGAGCGCGAAGACATTGACCACACCGGATACACACTATTCGGAGTCTGCCTTCCTCCATACAATCTAGATTACCTCGCGGCTCTCTTCGAGAAGTCCAGCGCTCACGCGGCGGCTGTTAAGGCGAAGGTAAACAACGTGGTTGGCCTAGGATATGACTGGGTTGAATCAGATGAAACCAAGCAGAAGATTGACGCAGCAGATGGTGACGAAGAGAAGCTAAAGACTATTCGTCGCAAGCTTGACCGCATGCGTAAGGTCATGCAGGAATGGCTAGACTCTTGCAATGAGGAAGACGACTTCCTTGAAATCATGCGTAAGGTATGGACCGATTACGAGACGACCGGAAACGGTTACCTTGAAATCGGTCGTACAGTCACGGGTGAAATCGCTTATCTTGGACACATTCCGGCCACTACAATGCGCGTTAGGAAGAAGCGCGACGGTTTTGTTCAGATTATCAACGAGAAGGCTGTCTTCTTCCGTAACTTTGGTGACCTCAAGACTAAGGACCAAGTTGGAACTGACCCACGTCCTAACGAAGTAATTCACTTCAAGAAGTACTCACCAACAAACGGCTACTACGGTGTCTCTGACATCATGTCAGCAATGCACGCTGTAACTGGAAATGAGTTCAGCGCACGATTCAACCTTGATTACTTCGAGAACAAGGCTGTTCCACGATACGTTATTGTCACGAAGGGTGGAACGCTTTCACCAACAGCCGAGGCTCGTTTGGTTGAGTTCTTCCAGACGACAATCAAGGGTAAGAACCACCGTACATTGTACGTTCCTCTGCCAGCAGAAGAGCCAGACCGTAAGGTCTCATTCGAAATGAAGCCGGTTGAGGCGGGTACTCAGGATGCGTCATTCATGAACTACGACAAGTCTAACCTCAACTCTATCTTGATGGCTCACGGAGTTCCGGCGTCAAAGGCATTTGCCAACACTGGAAACACTTCATTGGCAAATAGCCGGGACCAGGATAAGACCTTCAAGGAGCAGGTCTGCCGTCCTGACCAGAAGATTGCTGAGAACAAGCTTCACAAGATTGTGAAGGAGAAGACAAACATCTTCTACCTCAAGCTAATCGAAATGACTCTTACCGACGAAGACACTCAGTCCAAGATTGACGAGCGCTACTTGCGTCTTGGTACTTACGTTCCAAACGAGGTTCGTGCCAAGAAGGGTCTTCCTGGAATCAAGGGTGGAGACAAGCAAATCGAAATGTCTCCACAAGTCAAGGCTGAGCAGACGGCACAAGCCGCACAGTCTCGTACTCGTGACCAGCAGCGTACTGCAAATGCTACGGATTCTCGTGGCGAGGGCAGAAATACTCAGGGCGAAGGACGGACTCCGGGAACGGAGTAACACATGAGCGAAATTGATAGGCAAAGAGACAAGCTAGCGAGCCGTCTCAGCAAGCCAATCAACACAGCAGCCATTGTGATTATGGGTGTCTACACAGTTCTCTGGGGAGTATGGGTCGGTAATCCATTTTGGAGCACTTTCAACGAGTCAAAGCAATTCGACTGGCTCGCCAAGGTAGCTCCTGAATGGGCGTGGGGAGTGATTGCCATGTGCGTAGGAATCGTCATGTGTTACGGAGTAATCAGGAATTCATTCCGCTCACTAAGCACGGGTTCTATGATTGGAACCCTTTATTGGGGGCTTATTGCAACGGGGTATTACATTGGAGATTGGAGAGATACAGCGGGTCTTACAAAGACCATGATTTGTCTCTACTGTGCATTCATCTGGTTGAACATCAGAATGAATCGCGACAGGCTAGTTGACTGATTTTGGCTTTTGAAAAAGAACTGATGTATATTACAAACATGGAGCTTATGAAGGCAAAGTGGTCTACGGACGGTGACAATTTCACCATTCACATGCCACTATCCAAGATTGATAAGGAGAAGCGAACTGTAAGCGGTTGGGCTTCTCTTGATAACCCTGACTTGCAGGGTGATATCGTCTTGGCCGAGGCTAGCCAAAAGGCATTCGCTCGTTTCAAGGGAAACATCCGCGAAATGCACCAGCCAATCGCTGTTGGACGTATGCTTTCATACCGTCCAGATTCTTACTACGACAGCGAGACTCAGAAGTTCTACAACGGAATTTGGGTTGACGTTTACGTATCCAAGGGAGCCGAGTCAACTTGGGAGAAGGTTCTAGACGGAACACTCTCAATGTTCTCCATCGCAGGTCCAATCATCGATTCAGAGATGGAATTCAGCAAGGACGCTGGACGACCACTTCGAATCGTCAAGGATTACGACCTAAATGAGCTTTCCCTTGTTGATTCGGGCGGAAACCAGCTTGCACACGTAATGAGCTTTGCCAAGGATGTAAACGGCGGGCTTATTATGAAGGGCATGATGGCTGATAACCCAACAGAGAATGTCTTCTACTGCGACAAGCACGAAGAGGGCATCGCAAAGACTACCACCGACGATTCAGCGGAGTGCCCAGAGGGACACAAGATGAAGAGCATCGGTTGGTTCGAATACAGCAACGATGTCGAGAAGGCCACAAGAGTTGCCGAGGTCATCGCTGAATTCAAGAAGGAAATCGTCAACGATGAAGGAGGTGTAGACGTGGCAGACGAAAAGATTGAAAAGCAGGCTCCAGATGTTGAGCTAAACCCTGGCATTCCAGCCGATGAGGAAGGAAAGGCCGCAACTGAGGTTGAGGCTAGCGCTGAGGAGAATGCAGAGACAACCGAGGAGGCACCAGTAGAGGAAACTGTTGCTGAGACGGCAGAGGCCACTCCTGAGGTAGCTGAGGAGCAGGACTTCGAGAAGATGTTCGATGACCTTAAGGGAGCAATTACCGAGGGCATTAAGAAGTCAGAGGAGACTGCACGAGCAGAGCGCGAAGCTCAGGCAGCAGAGTTCGCAAAGAAGTTTGAGGACATGCACACCGAGTTCGCGGAGCTTAAGAAGTCCGTCGAGGGCATCAAGAGCGAAATCGATTCTGTAGAAAAGAGACTTGGTAGTGTCGAGAGCGACACAGCCATTAAGAAGTCCGGAGACCTTGGCGGGTCAACGGGTGATGACAAGCTTGAGAAGAGCAACAAGTCATCCAAGTGGGGCGGGCATTTCCTCAACGCTTCAGAGCTAGACTAATACTAAATTTTGACGGAGGTGAAACATACAATGAGTAACGAAATGCTAGAAAAGGTAATTCGTACCACGGAAATCGGTGCCGGTGGAGGTCTTCTCAACCCTGAGCAGAGCAACACTTTCATCGACTACATGTGGGATACAACCGTACTTGCACCACAGGTACGTACTATCCGCATGAAGTCCGACACAATCGAGATTGAGAAGATTGGTGTTGGAAAGCGTCTAATGCGAGTCGCTACTGAGGCTGTTGACGACGGTGCAAACGCCGGAGCAACCTTCAGCAAGATTAGCTTGACGACAACCAAGTTCCGTCTAGACTTCGAGCTTTCAACGGAGTCCCTTGAGGACAACATTGAGGGTGCGGACCTAGAGGACCACATCGCTCGCTTGATGGCTACCGCCGCTGGTAACGACCTTGAGGATGTTGCTATTAACGCTGATTCTGCACTTACGACTGACCCGCTATTGAAGGGATTCGATGGATGGTCCAAGCGTGCCCGTGCAGGAGGTCACATTGTTGACCAGGCTGGAGCAGGACTTAACCGCTCTGCCTTCAACAAGGCACTCAAGGCAATGCCACGTAACTTCATGCAGCGTCGTTCACAGTTGAAGTTCTTCGTAGGTTCAAACCTCATCCAGGACTACCTATACTCTCTAACTGACTTGGCTACCACGCCAGAGAACATTGCAGAATCCATGATTCGCAATGGACCAGTCCGTACCGAGGGTGCAGCCGGATTCGTAACTACTTACGCATTCGGACTTCCAGTACAGGAAGTTCCTCTATTCGATGAGACTCGTGTTGGTGACTATGCATCACCAACAGGACAGCACGGTGACATGTGGCTTACATTCCCTAAGAACCTTCTATGGGGTGTAAAGCGCGAGATTCAGGTTTACCGTGAGTTCAAGCCTAAGAAGGACACAATTGAGTACACAATGTACTGCCGTGTCGGTACGCAGATTGAAGAGGTTGACGCCTTCGTTGTTGTAAAGAACATCAAGGTTGCCGCCTGACGATATGCATAAGTGGAACCCCCGGTTTTCCGGGGGTTCTTCTCTTTTGCACCCCAATTCTCCGGGTGGTACAATTGGAGAGAATCCTAAGGAGGATAAATGAGTTTCAACACACTAAAGAAGGCACAGCTAGTAGCTGTTGCAAACGGCTTTGGACTTGACGTTGCAGAGAATGCAAAGGTCGATGAGCTTAAGGCCGCTATCGCAGAGGCAGATTACATCGAATGGGATGAGGCAGTAGCCCTCCTAAAGACCGAAAACCTCTGGGATGAAGAAGATGAAGAGAAGGAAGAGACTGCCAAGGCTGAGAAGCAGGCAGAAATTGATGCTCGTCCAAAGGACACCCTTCTCAAGATGTACCGAGCTAACCGCTCATACGAGATTCGAGGATACCGCTTTACGCAGGACAATCCATACGCTCTCGTAACCGCCGAGGATGCAGAGGCTATTACCGATGCAGACCCAGACGGATTCCGTTATGCCACCCCAAAGGAAGCAATCGACTTCTACGGGTGATTCAGTAACTAAAGAGAGGAGTACTACCAGAGCATGACAATTATTGACTACGAGCAGTTGGGTACGATTGGGGCAAACCTACTTCCGAAGCGTTACGACATCAAGGTTTATCAGGGCGACACATTCGAGGTCATCTTGAACTTCAAGGATGTCAGTAACGTCGGAGTTGACCTAACCGGATTCACTGGTCGTGCACAATTCAAGCCTACGACCGGGGCACCAATTGACCTTACAGTCACCACGAACTACAACGCAGTCAACGGTGCTGTCAGAGTCTACCTTGCCGACACCTCAGCGTTGACCGGCGAGTATTCATGGGACTTGGAGCTAGAAGATGCGGGTGGGCGCAAGCGCACTTACATCGGAGGCAAGGTTACCGTTACAGATGACATTACGGAGGTCGTAGCTTAATGGCAACTATCTCCGATATCGCGTCTTGGACAATTGCTGATGAGAATATCACCGGCAATGTTGGAGACACCAACCTCACATTGGTTACGACGGATTTTCATGCAGTCGCAACCCTTGAGGTATCTGCGCCTGCCGATTTTGCGGTCGTTGATATCGGAGTAGTTGGTCTTGGAAACTCTGGGGGAGGTTCCGGAGCAGTTGACTCCGTAAACGGGAAGACGGGAGTAGTTGTTCTAAACCAGGATGACGTTCTCGACGGAACCACCCATAAGCAGTATTCAGCGACCGAGAAGACAAAGTTGGCCGGTATTGCAACGGGAGCTACCGCCAATGACACTGATGCTAACCTCAAGAACCGTGCAAACCACACGGGTTCTCAGGCAATTAGCACCGTCACAGGTCTACAGACAGCCCTTGATGGCAAGCAGCCACTAGATTCTGACCTAACTGCAATTGCAGCACTGGCACCTACAGACAATGATTTCGTTCAGCGTAAGGCCGGGGCTTGGACCAATAGAACCCCGGCTCAGGCAAAGACGGATTTGGCTCTCACCAAGTCAGACGTAGGACTCGCAAATGTCGATAACACGTCAGACGCAAACAAGCCTGTGTCCACAGCCACACAAACGGCTTTGGATGGCAAGCAGCCATTGGATGCCGACCTAACAGCTATTGCAGCTTTGGCACCGGCAGACGATGCAATTATTCAGCGTAAGTCAAGTGCATGGGCCAGCAGAACAATGGCTCAGCTTAAGACCGACCTTGCTCTCACAAAGAGCGACGTTGGTCTATCTAACGTTGACAATACTAGTGATGCTAACAAGCCAATTAGTACTGCTCAGCAAACAGCATTCGATGCCCGCTTTGTTTGGGCTGACGGAACAACGGCATCTAATGCACGGCCATCAACTTCCAGCAAGGTAATTTGGGTTGGCGGAACAACTCAGCCAACTAACATGGCGACTGGAGATTTGTGGGTTAAGGCATGACAGTACGTGAGTTTAATGGTACTAGTGATGAGCTAGTCACTGATGTTGGTGCTGCATCAGGAATGGTTTATGGAACTGTTGCCACTCTAGTAAAGTTCAGCACAGTTTCTGGCTTTCGTGACTGGACGATGCTGCACGATTCCAGTGGTTTGTACGCATGGTCACCAAATGGATTGACCAATTTCAGTACACTCCAGATGGATACTCACGGTGCAGCATCGGACTCAGGAATCAATCCTGGGACAACCTCATGGAAGTTGATTGTAGTTCGCAAGGCCACTGGCACAACGACACCGAGATTCTCTGTGTACGATTATTCCAGTGGTACTTGGACTCACGTGTCCGGGGGGTCATCAATTAGTGATTCTTCATTCCCGCCAGGCGTCGGAGGACAAGTTAGATTTACATATCAGAACACGTCCGACTTCTTTGGTGGGCGGATTGCCGCAAGGGCTCTTTGGTCAAATTCGCTTCCTTGGACGGCGGATGCTTCTGGTGACGCAGCTATTGAAGCATCAGGTCTAAGATATTCTGCTTTCAAATGGAAGCAGAATAATCCAACACTATTCCAGCTTTTCAATCAATCAGACACATCAACACCTGTTGCAGACTTGTCAAGTGCTGGCACAGCTAATCAGACTTCAATTAGTGGTACGACGGTTATTGCTGGAGATGACCCACCAGGATTTAATTTCTCGTTGACTTCTCCAGCGCTTTACGAATGGTCTTTCGATGAAGCATCCGGCGATATTCTTGACAGTAGCGGCCATGGTCGAAATTGGACTCCATCTGGAATCACTACTAGAACTGCTAGTGGTGGCGGTCACACTGATAAAGGATTGACTCAAAGCGGTGTCGATATTGCTTTGGGACCATCTCTGACTGGTCTTCAGACTTCAAATAGAACAGTAATGGCGTGGGTGAAGCAGACAACATCCGTCACAGCATGGCTACTTGAGTTCTATGTATCATCAATTGATTCTGGAGCATGGGGAATCCTGTTCTTGAGCGGGCAATATCATATTCAGGCGCGTAACAGCAGCGGTTTTGTCAGAGCATCGGCAGCAAGTCCTACATTCAATGTCTGGCATCACGTAGCAGGAACATATGATGGAAGCAACGTCAGACTTTACATTGACGGAACCCTTTCAGCGACAACCGCTCTGACCGGTCCATTGAGGACTGACGCAACTAACTTTAGGGTTATGGACCAGTCAAGTTCTGCAACCGTATTTGATGATGCTCGCGGATTCGACATTGCTCTTACGCAGGCTGAAATTCAGAGTTGGATGAACACGCCAGCAACACCGGCAAGCACTGGAACGAAGATTTACTTCCAAAATGGAAGCCAGGCTTCAGCGGTTTACGAGATGACAGCCGGTGGCATTCTGGTGCAGCGAAATAGTTTTGTCATCAAATGACAAATAAATGGGATGAGGTTATAATTCAAATATGGAAATTTACCGAAATGACACAGCCGCAATTCAGCTAAAGGTGCCGGTCACAGCAGTGGATGGTTCATTCACAGTTACCGCTACCGATGGCTCTACAGTGCTGTACACATTTCCTACAGTCTCCGCAGTGACAGGGGGCTATCAGGTAACCTTGCCATTTAGCCTTGTTGACCGCGATAAGAAGTTCACGATTAATTGGTCATTCAACTACCTTGAGGCATCTGTGTCCAAGGCTTACACAGCAAAGACATTTATTGAGGTGGTAACACCATATGTAACCGTCGATGAAATCCGGGATGCCTTGGGAACAATGCCTCCAATGACTGACGCTGAGCTAAAGCGAGTCGAGCGCCGGATTCGAGGGGTCATTGACATGTACACCGGACAGAGCTTCGGACGATACAGCGGCTCTTACCGAATCCAGTCAACTGGTGACGAAGACCTAATCTTGCCAGCAAGATTGATTAGCTTGACAGGCGTAGCAGGAGCACAATTCACTGATGTTTCTTACTACGGCTCTCGTGGAGACGGTTGGTACTTGGGACGCTCAGTCCCGGCTTACGATGACGGAAGCTACGAGTCAATTGGAGTTATTTCATACCCAGGAACAGTGTGGCGCAACCTCTGGCAGGATAACGTCTGGTACACAATCACTGGAGATTGGGGTTACGAAGATGTTCCAACAAACGTCAAGGAAGCCGCTCTAATTCTGATTGAGGACAATATCTGCCCTGACTCTGAGTACCGAGACCGTTACATCGATGGCGTCAAGACGGCTGACTATCAGTACACTTACACGACAAACGCATTTAGAGGCACAGGCTCAGTAATTGCCGACCAGCTATTGGAGCCATACCGTCGCCCAAGTCTAGCGGTGATTTGATGAGATGCCTTACAGGTGCCCGCTACAACATGCTCGTTGACGTATTGCAGGAAACAGTTCGTCAAGACCCGGACTCCGGAGAAGTCCGTAAGTATTGGACGGTAGCCAAGCAAGGAGTCCCTTGCACATTCCACGGAATCCTTGAGGGTGGAATTCGAGTTGCTGGTACAACTGAGCGATTCGGAAACATCTACGAGAATATTGACTGGGCAAAGATGGAGTTCTACTCAGGAGAGCCAATTACTAAGCGTAGTCAAATTACGAATGTTCGTAATCTGCGCGGGGTTATCATTTGGCGAGAAGAAGAGATGGAAGGTGCACCTCCAACAGTATTTGACGTACAAGGTGTAACTCCTATTGTCGATTCTATGGGAAATAACTCTGAAAACACCGCCCTGCTACAGAGGCACGAGGTTCAGTGAGCGGAATCAACTTTACCGCTGACACCAGCGAGGCCAACTACTTGACCGGATTCCTGAAGGGTCTTTCCGAGCAAATCAGGACAGACCAACACATGGGTCCGGTCTTGAAGTATGTTCACGCTGAGTTGGCACAGGCCTTTGATGATTACATGACTGCAATCTCAACTGCCGACCCAAGCCGATTCCACCACGTGTATGAGTGGAACCAAATTGGTAATCCACAAGCCAAGCTGTGGAAGAACGTTCTTCGAGGCCATGGTGGAAATCGAACGGCTACCTGGACATGGCGGGCATCAAAGACGATTGTCCCTGTAACCGCCGAAGCACAGGAAGTCGGAGTTGAGCAAGTCCACGTCTTCGTATGGAAGGCACCAGTAATGGAATATGCAACAAACATTACTATTTCACCATCAAGAAAGACAGGCTTGGCTTACTTCACAGGACCGGTTTCTGATGACGGACGTTGGGAGCTTCGATTCACGAAGAGTCCAATTGATGTTCAAAATCCTGGAGGTGCACAGGTTAAGGGAGCCTTCACCGCAGCTTTCCTTGAATGGTGGGGTGGAGCCGGTGCACAAGCAGAATTCTCAAGCAGAATTCGCCGGGTTCTGGAGCAGGATTTCGCAAATATGCCGGATTCCTTCAAGAAAGGGACAAGAGCTAGAACAAAGACCTTTACGATTACAGGAGAAGCAGCGGGACACAAGGCGGCTCAGGCATGGCTAAGGGCAAGAGATAACAAGTACATCGAGATGGCAGCAGCGCGGTCTCGAATGATGGGAGATGACGAATAATGGCTGACTACGCTTCGATTGGAACTTACCAGTTGAATCGCTGGCTCTTGTCAAAGCTGAAAGACTTGATGTGGACGAATGACCAAACCGGTAATCAGGAGAAGGTATTCAAAGCATATCAATTTGCCGGGGGTTCTTCAGCACTGAGCCCATTCGTACAAGGAGCACCAATTCCTGACCTAACAAATCTATCCGGTGGACCACCATTCATCGTCTTCAGTTACTCAACGGGTTCAGGAATTACGTGGGAGAGGATTAGAGAGCAGGCGGCTTACGTCATTTGGGACTCCAACACCTTGCGCCTACGTATCATTCAGAATTACATGAAGGATTTGCTTGGCAGATTCGAGTGGACGGCAGAGGAAATCAATGACTATCTGAATGCCAGCACGACATCGCCATTCGACTTTAAGTACGTCCAGACAACCACTGTGACCAGTCCAGACCCGGCTATTTCTGAGCAAGGTCGTCAAAAGGGATTGGTTGTAGCAGCATTTGAATACACCAGAGACATGGACCAGCGTGGAATGCGGTCCTGATTGGCTTTATAAAAAGACTGGCTGTACGCTTAGTATTGAGGAAAAGCCTAGCCAGCATTACCAAATTTGATGGAGGTGACATAAAAACATGACATATCAGGTACGTAACATTATCATTGGTGCCGCTGCAATCTACCTTTCTGCAAAGGACAGCACGCAGGCAGGATGGGTTGCCGCAACTGGAACTGCCGCTACCGCTTCTAAGGAAGAGATTTTGGCAGGACAGAACGGTCCATCTCTACCTAAGGTTGCATCCGGTTCACTAGTCGTAGGACTTGATGCCGACGCTGATTTCAAGCACGTCGGATTCACTTCTGAGGGACTTGAAATTTCCTATGAGCCAGACTACGGTGACGTAGAGGTTGACCAGTTGCTCGACTCCGCAAAGCTTTTCAAGCAGAGCATGCGAGTTACTGTTAACACCACGTTCACTGAGGCTTCTCTAGAGAACTTGCTAGTTGTTTGGGGTCAGGGAGCAACTACCCTTACTTCATCCGGAACTGACACGACTCTAGGATTTGCCGCTGGTGCACTTGGTGATGAGCCAACTGAGCGTGCCCTTGTTGCTGTTGGTCCTGGACCACGTACAGCAGCCGGTGCAAAGCGTGAGCGCGTATACCACGCTCGCCGTGTTCTCTCCGTTGAATCATCCAGCCAGGCACTTCGTCGTAACGAGGCTACGGTATTCCCAGTTTCCTTCCGACTACTACCAGACCCACTATTCGTGGCTGCCGAGTATGGAATCATCCGCGACCGCACGGTTGCGTGACCCTAGGATATACCAAAAGATGCCCCCGCTTCGGCGGGGGTTTCTTATTGCTGATTGACCAAAATTGGCCTGTTTCCAACATTTCCGTTATAATAGGATTGTGCAGTAACTGCACATCATCCAAGGAGGAAGTACATTGGCAACAGCGGTTTATACCGTAGAGGAGGTTGAGCTTCAGGATGGCAGGAGTGCCACACTGAGACCACTCGTAGTTAAGAGGCTTCGTAGATTTATGAAGATGATGGCCGAGATGGGAACAACCGACGATGAAGAAGTAATTGAGGACATCATGCTCAATTGTGCAGCATTCTGTATCTCAAAGGAACATCCACAATACTGGGATGTTAACAAGCATAATGGTTCTTACCCAGACCCAGAGTACGTAAAGACCGGGGCTGAGAATGAGGACATTCCAAAGATTGACCGCATGAAGGGTGGCTACACCGAGGAATTCGAGGAAGCAGCCGACATGCCAACCGTAACAAAGATTATTGAGGTCTGTGGTGGTATCAACTTCTCTGACCCAAATCTTCTGAGGGCAGCACAGGAAGCAGCAGCACAAGCTGGGACGAGGGACTAGCAGAAACGTTGGCTGAAGTCTTCTTGCTAGGTATCTGGAAGAATTTCGATGAGATTGAAGAAAGTCTAAATGTCTTCGAAATCAACGCAATTCGAGATGCTGCCCGTAAGCGGGACCATGAAAGACGTAAGTTCGAGGCAATGCTCCACAAGGGTGTTGACTTGGATGAAGGAAGTAATGATGGCACACCGACGTTCGAGGACATCAAGCGTCGTGCCGAAGCAAGAAATCGCGGGGTCTCCGAGGAGCAGCTAGAATTCGCTGACATCGGAATTCAAATCATTGAGGAGTAGGTGTAAGAAATAGAGAACATCCAGATTCGGTTTAACGGTACGGCTGACTTCAAGGAAGTCTATGCCGAAGCCGCAAAGCTGAATGCCAAGTTGGCTGCGATGCAGAAGCAGCTTGCCGGATTGAGCCCAAATGTGCTGAATGACCAGCGCCGGGGATTCAATAAGGATTTCGTTAACTCTGGCTTGCTAAAGGATTATTCAATCCAGGCTGTCAAGGCTAAGAGCGCAACACAGGCTTTCACCGAATCTCTTGTAAAGCAAGACATTGGTCTTCGCAAGGCAATCGCCGGTCGCAAGATGTTCTCAGACGTACTCCGCGAGCAAATCAATCTACAGAAGATGCTCGCCGTTCAGTGGTCAAAGGGTCCAGGCGGAAGTATCTCCGCAGATGTAATTATGCCGAAGGGCGTTGACCAGCAGGTCTCTCGACTATCTGGTTCGCTCCGTGAAAACGTAAAGGCACTTGCACAAAACAAGGTTGGAACGGCTGAGTTCACTCAGGCAGCAGATGTTGCCCGTATGAGACTTGGCCTTTTCAACGAAATCGTAGCTAGCTCCGCTGACAACATGATTAAGTGGGGTAAGAACACTCAGTGGGCCGGTCGTCAGTTGATGGTCGGTTTCACTGTTCCATTTGCAGCATTTGCGGCGGTTGCAGGAGTTGCAGCCAACAACGTCGATAAGGAAATGACCCGTATCGTCAAGGTTTACGATACGACGGCAACAGACGTTATCGGCAAAGAGCGCGAGCTTGCACAGGTTCGTCAGCAGTCAATGGGTATGGCTACCCAGATTGCAAAGAAGTATGGAGCGGCAGTTCAGGACACTCTCAACGTAGAGGCTGAGCTAGCCGCTACTGGTCTTCAGGGACAAGACCTTATGAAGTCATCCGCCGAGGTTATGCGAATTGCAACCCTTGGTGAAATGGATTACCAGAAGGCAACCGAAATGACGATTGCCCTTCAGACTGCATTCCGCCTTAACACGGAGCAGACCACGGACGCCATGAACTTCATGAACTCCGTTGAAAACGCTACCAGCTTGAGTCTTCAGGACTTCGCTGACGCTACACCACGCGCCGCTGCCGCTTTGGCCGGGTTGGGTGTAAATGTTAAGGAAATGGGTGTCCTCCTTGTTGCTATGAAGGAGCGCGGTGTTGATGCTACTGAAGGTGCTAACGCTCTAAAGTCAGCAACCACCAGAATGCTGAACCCAACTAACAAGGCTGTCGAGTCATTCAAGTCATTTGGAATTAGCCTAAAGGACATTTCAGAGCAGGGTCAGGGTAACCTATTCAAGACTCTTGAACTAATGGGTTCAGAATTCAAGCGAGTTGGACTGTCCGCATTTGAGCAGCAGAAGCTAATCGCTGATGCATTCGGAACCTACCAGTTCAACCGACTCAACGCTGCATTGCAGGGTATTACAGATAAGACCGGGCAGACTGGAAAGGCCTTTGAGCTTATGGGTCAGTCTGCTGAAGAAGCAGCAGCCATGGCTCAGCAAGAGCTTGACCGTGCGGCAAATAGCATTTCCGGAAAGTTCAAGCGAGCCATTGAAGGTCTAAAGGCTGAACTTGCTACCTTTGGAGAGCCATTCGTTAAGGCAGCTACAACAGTAGTAAATGTCGTTACTTCAATTCTCAAGGCATTCAACAACTTGCCTGACGGAGTAAAGAAGTTTGGTCTGATTGTTGCCGGTGCAATGGCACTTGCCGGTCCACTAATTATGATTACCGGTTTGATGGCTAACCTCATCGGACAGGCTCTCAAGATGGGGACCAGCCTTGTCATGCTTACGACAAAGTATCGTACAATGACAGTTGAGCAGAAGGCACAGGCTCTTCTCTCAAAGCAGAATTCATTGCTTTGGTCACAGGAAGCTACTTCAGCCCAGCTACTCAATGCTCAGCTAGCAAACCTAACAAGCCGCTTTGAAGCATTGGCAGTTGCACAGGCTCAGGCGAATGGACTGCCATACACTGGGTTCGGAAGTCCAACTGGATTTATTGGTCCTCAGGGGCCACAACTAACACAGGATAAGAACGGTAAATACCGTCGTGCCAATGGAACCTTTGCATCAGCCGCCGAAATCAAGAATTTCCAGACGATGCAGAATGCAGCCCAGAACATTCAGGGTGCATCCGCCGCGACCGCCAAGAACTGGTCAGGAATTGCCGCAAGCGCCGGTGCTCTAGCCGCCGCTGGTACAGTCACGGCTTCAATGGTTGCCCCAACAAGTGACCTTGTAAACAACCTTACGAATGCAGCCCTTATCGCTGCCATGATTGGACCATCTCTAGTTAAGGGTCTTAGGTCAGCAAAGGTTGCTGAAATCGCAAGTAGTGTATTTGGTAAGATTGGCTTCGGTAAGGGTGGAAAGCTAGCCAGTGGAGCAGCAACGACATTCAAGGCCATTGGTGCGCGAATCGCGGCTCTTGGTCCGATGTTGCTACGTCTTGCTGGACCAATTGGTATTATCGGTGGAACTGCACTGATGATTTTCCTCAAGATTCGCTCAGAGCAGAAGAAGTCTGACGAGAACATGAGGAAGATTGGTGAGTCCACCAAGGATTGGGCAGACATTCTCGGTTACGTCCGCATTGAGACCGGCAAGATTACTGATGCTCAGGGCAACCAAGTTGCCACGGCTGAGGGAATGGCAGACAAGCTACGTCAGGCCAACAAGCCACTCGTTGACCGTCTCAAGATGCTCAAGCAGCTAACCGACCAGTCACAACTCCTAGACGCTGTAACCATGGAAGGAATCAAGGTTAAGCAGTCCGGAGGTACTGCCGCACAGGCAAAGCAGGCTATGAAGGTCGCTTTGATGGCAGCCGGGTTTACTGAGCAGGAAGTTGATGTCACAATCTTGCCAAAGATTCACATTGACCTAAGCAACCAGCAAGAGGTCATCGACAAGCAAGTTGATTTGATGGCAAAGCAGATTGACGCCTCTATTCAGGGACGCACCAAGCAGTCCAACTGGGAAGGATTCAGCAGATTCTTCGCCGGTAACAATGACTTGAACACCGAGGGTCGTCGTCAGATTTGGAACATTGCAAATCAGTTCTGGGAGACATTCCAGCAGGCCGACCAGCAGGGACGCCTAAAGTACTTTGACCAGTTCCAGAAGTCATATGTCAATGAGCAGAACAACGTCTTCAATGCCATTTCCAAGGAAACCCGCGAGAACCTATCCAAGGTAGGCATCAACAACATGCAGCAGTTGCAGCAGATGTTCCTTGACCAGAAGGGCATGTCTACAAAGGACTTCTACGGAAAGTACAACCAGCAGCAAATTGCAGCCTTCTTGAGCATTCGAACTGACGACATGAATCTAATTATGAAGTCGGCAGAGGCAGAACAGGAACTTGCTCAGCAGATTGCAAAGAACAACGGTGCAACTGATGAGGAAATCAAGAACATCAAGACGTTGAACGATGTTCGAGGCATGGGTCTCAACATGGCTTCAATGACTGTTGACCAGGCAAAGGCTAACTACGAGCAGACCGTTAAGGAAGCCAAGGCACGCGGTGGTCTCAGTGAGGCTGAGCAGCTAAATGCTCTTAACCAATTCCGATTGGCGGCGGGTCTCAAGGAAGCTACCTCCTTGTCTCAGGGCTTCAGCAATGAAGTAGCAAAGAACACAACTGAACTAGATAAGAACAGCAACTCTCTAGACGATTCAATTATGACCGCCGAAGAGTGGGCTTCTGCATGGGTTGATGCTCGTAAGAGCGCAATGTCCGGGGCTCAGGATATGGCATTCCAGCAGGCAGACAAGCTTTGGGACAGGCAGGCTCAGGCAGAAATTGACGCAATCCAGAAGCGAGGAGAACAGCGTCAGGACGCCCTTGATGCTGCCGGTGAAAAGGCGGATGCTAGATTTGATGCTCGTCAGGAAGCTCAGCAGAAGCGATTCGAGACCGAAGGTAAGAACCTTTCCGCTCGCTGGGAAGCTGCAATGGATGCATTCAACAAGAGATGGGATGCTCGTAAGGATGCCGAAGCAGCATACTACGATGCTAAAATCAAGAACATCCAAAATGCTATCGATGCCGAGGAGAAGGCTGAGGAAATCCGTCAGAAGATTTTTGAGGCAGAAAAGACTCGAATCGAGCGTCTTGCCCAGATTGCTAACCAGACAATTGACTTCAACCTAGCTCTCAACACTGGAAACCTAGATGAGGCTGCAAAGGTATTTAACAACATGCAGTCCCAGCAGGACCAGTGGGCACTAGATGACGCTGGAGCAATTAGCCAGGAAGGTTCAAATAAGCGTAAGGACGAACTTCAGTCGCAGATTGACAAGCTTGATGCTGAGAAGGACGCTCGCCTCAAGATGCTTGACGAAATTGAAGAGGCTGAGAAGAAGAAGCTAGATGCTCAGAAGGACCGCGAAGAGCAGGCTCTTAAGGAAACTCAGGAGCGTCAGGCAAAGGCATTGCAGGCTGAGCGTGACCGTTACTCCAAGGCTTTGCAGGCTTCTAAGGACAAGGCAACTGCCGACACCCAGGCGCAGGTAAAGGCTCACCAGGCACAGTTGGATGACCGTAAGGCCAAGCTTGAACTAGAGCTAATGGCAATTCGTGCATCAACTCCTCGCAACAAGGCTGAATACGATGCGCAGATTAAGGCCATTGAGACGGCTTACAACAAGTACGGGGTTCGCCTACAGGGATACGGAAAGGCATGGACTGGCTACATTGGAAGCTACTTGAGCGCCAACATTGCAGCCGCCGCCAACTCATTGCAGAGTGATGTTAACTGGAAGCAGATTGCAGCCGAGGTAACAAAGCAGTTTATCGACGGTGCTTTCGGAATGTCTCCAGCCCAGTTCGGAAAGTGGGTTACCACTGGAGAGCTTCCAGCCAGCAGCGTATTCGCAAAGGGCGGGGCTCTATCCGAGAAGGATGCCCTAGCTAAGCAGCGTCAAATGGAACGAGATGCATTCCACACCGGAGGTATTATTGGACAGAATTCACCGGGTCGAGTTGGTAAGTCCGGTGGATTGCACTCCGATGAGGTTCCAATCAACGCTCTCAAGGGTGAGTCTGTCCTTAACCGAAGTGCAACCCGCACTCTTGGTTCTGACTTCATCACAGCGGCTAACCGAGGAAAGCTACAGGGACCAATGCTCGATATCCCTGGAAAGAGCGCCGAGGGATTGGGTGCTGGCCCAGGTGGACTGGGATTGGTCGGAGCTTTGGGCTCAGGTCTTGCAGCAATGCTTTCAACAGCAGGCGCAGCAGCAATGACCAAGGCAGCCATGGGAGCAATCGGAATGGCCGGGGGTTCATTCGGACCAGGAAAGGCCGGTCAGTACGGACAGGTCAGCTTCGATGCTGAGCAGCTACAGAACGCAAGTACAATTGCTACTGTAGGTCGCAGCATGGGAATGACCAACCGTGATATCGAAATCGGTATTATGACGGCTATCACGGAGTCTATGCTTCGAAACCTCAAGGGTGGAGACCGAGACTCTGTAGGTCTATTCCAGCAGCGACCAAGCCAGGGTTGGGGTTCTGTACAGCAGATTATGGACCCTAACTACGCTGCACGTAAGTTCTTCGGGGCTCTAAAGGGAGTTAAGGGTCGTGCTACTCTTGACCCATGGGTTGCAGCACAGAAGGTTCAGCGCTCCGCATTCTCAGATGGTTCTAACTACCGTAAGTACTGGGATGAGGCGCTGGCTATCTTCACCGGAATGGGCGCAAGCACAACCGGAAGCGGCTCTATCCTTGCAGGACCATTCGGACCAGCAAACAAGACTGGAACAAATGCTATCAACTGGGCATCCGCTCGAATTGGAGATGCTGGTTGGTATGCACTTTGCCAGAAGTTTGTACGTATGGCTCTTGGTGCAGGACCAGGATTTGGAAGCGCTATTGCAGCATGGAATGGTGCTAAGTACAAGCACGGAATTGCAAACCCAAGCGCTGTTCCTGCCGGTGTTCCTGTCTACTGGTCTGGAGGAAAGTATGGTCACGTTGCTCTATCAACGGGTAACGGACGAATCATTTCCACCGACTATCCAAAGCGTGGTTACATCGGTACCGGTACAATCTCAAGCTTGACTAGCGAGTGGCACAAGAAGTTGCTCGGATGGACTGAGGACATTAACGGTAAGCGAATTTACGGTTTGCCGGGACTCAAGACTGGTGGATTCACTCTAGGCGACGGACTTGCGCGGCTTCACGAGGGAGAGGCGGTTTTGACAAAGCCACTTACAGCAGAGCTTAAGGAAGGTGTTGGCAAGATTGCAGACGGTGGCGGCAATGCAAGTTATGCTGTAACATTGGATATGCGTGGAGCAACAATCTCATCTAATGTCGATATCGAAAAGGCTGTCTACGCTGCCATCGACAAGAAGGAAGGCAAGATGGGACGAAAGAGGAAGATTGGCGAATGACACTAGTATTGATTCAGTTGATGAAGTGGAATGGCAATGCCATTACCGAACATAACAGGAAGCCGCTGAACGTTGACATAGAGCGTATCGAACGTGACCAGCGAATGGCTAATGGTCATTTGCGTAAGTACGTCGTAGCAGACAAGAAGAAGTTCAGCACTTCCTGGGATATGCTTCCAAAGGGAGTGTCATTTGCCGTTGACGGCAAGTGGGCAGGAGATGCCATCGAGTCGTTCTACGAATCAACCAGGGGCTCATTCACCCTTGAAATTACAAATATTGATGCAACAGTTGAAACTTACACTGTGATGTTCTCAGACTTCTCAAAGGAGATTGTCAAGCGAGGTACACAGGACTTCTGGAACATCTCAGTATCTATGGAAGAGGTATAATGCCAGCATCAGCAACAACGTTCCTAAAGGACACGCTCGACAAGTCAAATTCAATTGATGCACAGCAGCGTGTCATTGTGGAATGGAATATGAATCGGTATGCAGAAGTACTTGTCACCGACAACTCTGGAGCACCAGACGATGACAACAACCCATATCCAAGCATGTTCCCAATTGAATCAATTGCATTTCCAAACCGGCCAACCACCGGTTTGGCTTTTGCACGTGCTGGACAGAGTGAGGCTTTCAACAACCGCAGTGACATCCCTGATGATGCCCGTGAATATGTTGCATCTGAGACCAGCAAGTACAAGTACTGGGCGAGTCCAGTGCGTTCACAGACGACCGCTGTATCCGGCGCATATCCGATTGCTACGACATTTCCATATGTGAAGCATGCCTCAGCAGATGGAGTTTTCTACCTCCCTTCCAAGACAAACAAGATTGTCATTGGATTTGAGATTTCACAGGCAAAGCCGGTTGCGTGGGAGGTTTTCGTGAGGACGGGACCAATCGCTGCCCTTACTGACCCATGGGACTCAACTGCCATTTCAACAAATGGTGCTATCAACACAGATGGTCAGCACATTTTGTATTACCAGTCTAATGGCACATGGTCAACCTCACCTGGAGACTACCTAACAGCGCCGGGTTGCGATGTAAGCGCTATTGCAGTTCACGTCATTTCAATGGACAAGGCAGACCAGTACTGCAACGTTATTGAAATTAGCCCACGTCTAGAGCGAGATATCTCTGACCGGGTTATCGATTGGAATGCGGGCTATGAGCTTGGAGATGATGACCAAGTTTCACCAATTGGAGTTATCAGTGCAAACACTGGAAGCATCAGCATTTCCAACGCCAAGGATGGCGCTGTATGGCCTGATTCTGGATACTTCGAGTCTTCAGACCTCTATGGTCCGCTGGATGCCAATGTCGAATTCAGAATTGATTTCGGAGTAGATACGACAGCAAACGGCGGGTCTGGTGTTGAGTGGACTCGCCTTGCCACCATGTATTCAGAGGCATGGGAGACAGATGAAGATACAATGAGTGTTCCCCTAAAGGATTTCTCCAAGTACCTTCAGGAAGTCAACCCTAATCAAATGCTTTTCACTGACTTGAGCGTTGGTGAGATTATTTGGCGTATCCTTGACTCCATTGGTGTCAATAAATGGAAGTACAACGTGTCAGCCGACACGGCCAACATGAAGGTCGCCTACTTCTGGACCAACCCAGAAGAGACTGTTTGGCGAAACATCCAGGATTTGTGCCGGGGTACCCAGAGCGTTGTCTACGTAGATGCTGACGGAGTAATCTGCATTGCAACTAGAGATTCAATGTTCAAGCTTCCAGCAAGCTCAGCAAATATCGTTGAATTGCGTTCGGAGACTGTCGGTGACAATCTTCCTAACATTGAAGAGCTAAACCTTGGAAGTGAGTTTACTGTTAACAGTGTCAATATCAATTACCGTCAAACGGGATTGGCAGAGGACACACTGAAGCGTCCAATTTCAGAGATTGTCTGGCAGCCTGAAGGTGTGCAGGTTCTTCGATGCTCAAACCTTCAGAGAAAGATGCTTGACACTGATACTTTCTTCTACATGGACAACAAGGACGCAGCCATTTGGCCGTTTGAAGGTCTTTGCAACATCGGTGGAGAAATCGTTCGATTCTCAGGAAAGCAGTACGCCTACATGAAGCCAGATAGCACATGGGCATATGCCGTATTGTACAGCGCCGATGACAAGAACTCATTGGATAATGACCCAACACGTTCAAAGTCTGACCAGGCATGGCGCTTCTACTACACCGGCAAGTTCTACGTCAAGGAACGCGGGGTTGGTCCGACATCAACCGAAACTCATGACCCAACTATTCTTGGTTGGTATGCTGCCGCCAAGTACGGCGCATATGGTGGAACTCAGCGTAGCTGGACTGGAGGAATGAAGTATTTCCCTCAGGATGGATTCCTACGTCTCGAAACGAACAAGACGTTCATGAATTCAGCAGTCTACACGGTTCAGCGCAGTACGCCGGGTTACTCCTCTATCGACACCGTATATGGAACAAGATTCCGCTTCCCAACCAGCCCAACTGGAGCATGGTTCAACTCAGCCGGTATTTGGGTATTCGGTGATTCAACCTACACCCAAATGTACATGATTGAGGTTACGCCAACATACACAATTGAAGGCGGTAAGTTTAGGACGACATCTAACGAGATTAGAGTCCTCAAGCGTAAGAACGGAGAGTTGCACCAGCTTAACAAGGGATATGCCTTTGGAGTTGTACGTGGACAGTGGATTGATATTGACGTACGTATTGAACGTCCTATCGCTGGCCCTCAGATTAGCGTTTCAGTAAATGGAAAGCTAGCTGTTGTCGTGCAAGACCTCGGAACCGTTCAGGGTGCTGCAATTACAGCAACCAACCGCTGTGGAATTTACACACGCGGATGGACGGCGGCTGACTTTGAGTACTTCTACACAGTTCCAGGAGGCCACGTTCTCGATGCAATTCCAGATGAGACAGACTTCCTCAGTCAACTAAGAGGTGGATATCAGTCCCGTCAGCTAACGAAGTATGTCATGGGATACAACCCATGGATTGCGGCTGGATTGCGTTCGTCAATTGTGTATGCAAAACTAATTAAAGATTCTTACAGGGATAGGTATATCGAAGAATTCGGTGTTCCAATTCATGAAGTCAGAGAGTACAACGTCAAGTTCGAAAAGACGCCGGTTCTCTACTCAAGTCTGTACGTATCTAACTCTGACCAAATCATCACAACTGAATATAATGGAAACGCATTTGGTGCAACATTTACTCTTGCCAACTCTAGTCGAATCAATTCTGTTGCTAACGGGGAGGATACTGTTACCTACGGTCCTGACAACTCCGTTGAGCAGAAGATGGTCATTACTGCTAGAACAATTCAGCAGCAGGATGAAAAGACATACACGGTAAAGGATGACAGGGCAATCCGGATTCACGGAGAGATTCCTCTTGAGATTTCCTCAGATTGGATTCAGTCAGAGGCAGCGGCAAAGGCTATTGGTGATTGGATTATCAACAACTGGGCAGAGCCAGCAGATACGGCAGAAGTCAAGATTTTCGGAAACCCATTGGTTAGAGTCGGAGATGCAGTCAACATTACGTATGCTCCAAAGGGAATTGCCGGGATTAAGTTCGTGGTCCTCAAGTGTGACCAGTCTTGGGATAACGGGCTTGTCACAACGATTACTTGCCGAAAGTGTCCACAACAGGTATAATTTGTATATGGCACAAATCCGTGACACAGACATCATCAGAACCCCCGAAGTAACTGTAGACCCACGTCTATTCGTTCCAGAGGGTGTCATTGATATGAGCGTCAAGTCTCCAGAGATTGACCCAGACAACCCAGTTGATGTCCCCGATATTGATGAGGGTGTAGCACCTGGAGAAATCATCTCGGACGCGGGTGCCGACAATATCTCAAACCTGGAGGACTTCACCCTTCCGACTCCAAATTCCGTGACTGTCGTTGAGCAGACAATGCGCTTTGGTCCAGATGGACGGGCTGTAGTGGATGTCGTCATTGAAGTAGAAGATGTCCCAGGAATTAGTAATTACGATGTGAGGACGACAAAGGGATGATTAGAGGGGTCTATCGCTTTTACCAGAATGGAGAGCTTCTTGCCGAGTCAGAGAATCTTCTGACAACAGAAGGCAAGAGGCTCCTCCTTCGTGTATTGGCAGAACAAGCTGCCAGTCTAGGGCAGGCTATTGGTGTTGGTGTCGGCGCGACAGCAGCAAATGTGGCAGATACCAGATTGAATTGGGAAGTTGACAGAGCGCAAGTCTCCATCAAGGCAGTCGATTACGACAACAATCTTGTCATTATGAAGGCGACTCTTCCTCAGAACACCGAGTACACAATTTACGAAATTGGCCTTTGGAGTCAGTTCAGCAACAGTCTGAATTCAGATAGTGCATCACGTATTCTGACTACCTTCGAAACAGATTTCGAAAACTGGACCAACTTCACCTTGGACACCGCTCAGGCCAGAACGTCTACCAATGCAATGAGGATTGATGCACTTGCCTCAACAACGAAGACTTCAACGAGCGACGTTAATCTGGATTTGTCCGGTTATTCAAACGTGGACCAGTTCTCCGTAGCCTTCTACAAGGCCAATAACAACATCACGACACTTGGAATTGTCTTTGAGTCAACGAGCGGAGTTTGGAGAAAGACCACTACTGTATCTTCATTGCCAGTTGGATATAACGTCATCACCATGAACAAGGGTGACTTCGTTGCCACCGGTACACCAGATTGGTCAGATATTAACAAGATTGATATTGAAGTAACAGCCGGTGGAACGGCGGGTTACTTGATTATGGACGGAATCCGTATTGAGGATGCAGATACACTTAATCCAGATTACGCCCTTGTATCACACAGTGTATTGGGAACACCATTGGTCAAGACGGATAACGCACCGATGGATGTCGAATACGCAGTGGAGATTACCTTCTCATGAGACTACTACTTAAAGACCTAGAGGCTGGACAGCAGTACCGAGTTCAGGTTCGCTCTAATGATGGACAAGCAGTATCACACTGGTCACCGCTATACAGCTTTACGACCATGGTTGACAACGTAGCGCCGAATGTGCCTACGTCATTTGCCGTTGTCCAGCAGGGAACGACAAGCATCATCACATGGGTCAAGCCAACAACAAATACCGATGGCTCTACGCTAAAGGACTTCAGCCACTTCGAGGTTGAAGCTTACTCTGACGGTGTAACGAGCATCTACCAAACAGGTATTGAGCGCTTTGAATTCCCATACGAATACAACGTAACAATCTTCGGGCAGTACAAGACGAACACGGGATTCCGTGTTCGTGCTGTTGACATGTCTGGAAACCCATCTGCATGGACGACTCGTACATTTGGTACCGACCTAGCACCAAGCCAGCCACAGGCACCAATCCTGATTAAGGATACGACTGACGCAACGCGCACTCGTCTCTTCGTCCGTCACAACCTAATGAAGCAGGACAACACTGGTCGTCTAGAGACTGACGTTAACCGAATCAAGATTTACTCCACCAACACGGCTTCTAGCACACCAACCGTCGCAGGTTCCACATTGATTGGAACAATGATGGTTACTGGTAGTGACGTATTTGCCGTATCCGGAACAATGACTTATGCAGATTGGTCAACGAAGCACTTCTTCGTTCAGGCTGTGGACATTGCTGGTAACCTTTCAGCGCCAAGCCCAACAGCGCCCGTTTCTGGAGCGAGCACCGGGCTATTTGCAGATGTCGCAGTAATTGCAGTTGCATACATCGACTACCTTGAGGCAAACAAGATTAAGGCTGGTTCTGGTCTTATCGACAACATCACTGTTAAGTCATCCTTGATTATGGGTGCTACACGTGATGGTGCTGCACCTTCCGATGCTGACGGTAATGCTGTTCCGATTACACAGACGGTTGCACGTTCTGCAAACTACAAATACGGTACTGACGGATGGATTATCCGTGGAGACGGATACGCCGAGTTCCGTAACTTGGCCGTCAACTCATTGAACATTGGAAAGTTCGACCAAGTAACTCAATCAGTTATGTCTACAAAGTTCGCTGACTTCATGGAGGATGCAGAGCTTTGGGGTCGTCACACGACAACTGGTAATGAGGAAGAGACTGGAGGTGTTGCTTACGATTCAGCCGGGTCTTTCGTTGGAGAGACGAACGCAGACGGTGCATACTCCGCACGAGCAATGCTTGACCTCACAGGAAAGACTTCCATTCGACGTAAGTCTGCCGGTCTGAACAGAGGAATCTCCTTTGAGCCTGGGCAGATTTACAAGATTACTGCCCGTCTCCGTCAGTTGACCGGACCTTTGATTAACGCTATTAACAACCCACAGTTCCGCAACGACACCACAAATGCAAATACTGGTGACGTTGCAAGTGATGGTGTTGCTAACTATTGGCGTCCATATTCAAGCATCTCAGCTACCAACAGCCTTGTAGCTGCATCCGGGCTATTCTCAACCGTTACCACAGCACAGCGAGGTAGCGGTACTGTTGCTGTCGGCGGATACATTGGATACAGGGCTAACACCCCATTGGTAAATGCCGGGGTTCCAAATCAGAATGCCCTACCAGTTACACCAGGATTGACTTATGCACTGGGATTCTACGTCAAAGCAGCTACCCTTGTCGGTAGTGGAAATACTGCCGGGGCCGCAATTGAATGGTATGATTCTTCAGGTACATTGCTTAGCACTAGTACCGAGAGTGTATCACCAGTTAATGGTGTGGGATTTTGGGTTAATGTATCAACGTCTGCCGTAGCTCCAGCGGGTGCTGCCTTCGCTGCCCCAAGAATCAGGGCAATTAGTAACAGTGCTGGTACGATGACGGTGGACTTTACTGCCGTTATCTTCACTCAGACCACCGGATTCCCAGGTTACTTTGATGGTTCATTTACAAACTGCGCATGGTCCGGTGACCCATATGCGTCTCCATCATACTCCACCGACACTACTAAGTATCGAGTTGGAGTATTGGGATTTGACGATGCCGGAAATCTATGTGCAGCAGACGGTTCTACATCTGCCGACCCAGCAATGCACTACATGGTTGCTGCCGATGGAACGACTGAACTTGCAGTCTTCGACGGAACGAACTCTCAGTCTGCCGGTTGGATTGAGGTATCTGGATACATCAAGGACCGTACAGATAGTACTACGCCTCCAGGTGCACACAATGACCCGTACCTTCCAGCCGGGGTTCACAAGAATGTTCGATTCATCGTACCTTTCGTACAAATGAATTTGAATGACAACGGAACTGCAACAGATTACGTTGGTCAGTTGGACATGTTCTCTATCGAATCATCCAATACTCTTGCTCCACTGGTATTGAAGACCGGTACTGCAAAGGGTATTACCATTCAGGATTTGCCGGGTGACGATTGGAGCCACGCCATCCGCTTGTATTCAGGAAATGATGACGAGAAGTATCCAGGTCTAATCACTGAGATTCAGGACGCAGACTTCAACCAGTCTCACACATTGTTGATTTCACCACCACAAACAGTGCCGGGTGAAAGGACGAGTCTGAGCGACGGATACAGAATTC